GCCACTTGCCCGGAGTGCCAGTACCGAATACGGACGCACCGGGAAGGTCCACCGACATAACGTCGCCGCGCATGTCGTTGGCCAAAGTTACAGCAATACGTTGCCGTGACTTGCAAGCCTTACCCTCACCCTGACCCGAACCTTTCTCAGCTTGAGGACAGTCGATACACCGCTTGGACTGAGGCGATTGGGCCTTAGCATCAGGGAACTCACCATCTGGTGACCAGCAATCGGGCGCAGTCAGAGCCTGACCTTGTACGTACGCACTGGCGTAAAACCGTTTGTAGACTTTCCCTGCCGCAACGACAACAACATTGATCGCACGGTCATCAATCTTGGTGACTTCTTTTCCATTCACATTCAGACGGAATGCACCGCCGTCGATACCAATACTTTTGAACGAACCACCACCGCTACCCATGAGGGCTTTGGTTGCGTCATCCAGTTCGACAGTGGCAAGGTACGAAGGCAGTTCAAGCATAGCTAATTCGTTGCTCACGAATATTCTCCTTAGCGTTTAACAATAACGATGGACTGTGTAACATCCGCATTTAGCCCCGGCGGATGGACATCGGGGTTTTCCTCAAGGTACTGGGCCATGTTTGTGTTGTTGATGCGTTGGAACATCAACGAAAAGGCATCGTTGTCCTTGATGAACTTGTAGAAGGATTCCCAGTCACTCGTCCAGAAGTTCTTGGTCGTCCTTCGTGATACCGTCCCGTGCTCGGTACGGATCGTGGTTGCACCCTGCTCCTTGCAAATCTCAAGCAGTTGGGAAGCCACTGCATCCAGTTGCTCCTTCAACGCATCGTCTTGCTTGGATAGCTCTCTCCGCTTCTCGCGGATCTTTACGTATATCTTTGCCAGCTTCTCGGCAGTCAGTTCGGACATTGCACTCTCCTTTAGTTAGTCTGACTATCTTACTCTCACGAATTTACATTGTCAAGTGTCCTCCATCACATTTTTGTAGAGGTCGATGAGCCGAGTGTGGATGCCAACCTTTTCTGAGAGCATCTTGTACACACGGTGTTCGACCGCACTGCCCTGTAGATGCACCACGGTGCAGGGGTTGTGTTGCCCTGCGCGATGCACGCGGGCGTTGGCTTGGAGGTAGGTTTCTGTTGAAGTGATTGGTCCCCACCACACCACCACGTTGGCGGCATGTAGCGTCACACCGTGCGCGGCAGCTTGTGGTTGGATGACTAGCACCTGCGGGTTCTTGTCGTTTTGGAACTGGGCAAATACTTCTGTACGCCGTGTTGCAGAAACGCCACCGTGGATGACCTCATTGGGTATCTTCTGCTTGGTTAGTTCTGCCGATATGATCTCGATGGCATGCCTGAAGGGCACGAAGACAATGACCTTGTGGCTGGCTTCCTCGATCACCTCAAGCAGGGCAGACATGCGGTTCTTAGCGTCGAACGCTACGACCTCTCCACTATCCGAGTAGACCGCGCCGCACGATAGCTGAAGCAGCTTGTTGAGGTTTGCCGCCGCGTTGACTGTGGTGATGTCCTCCCCTGCCGCAACCGTGACCATGTGTTTGCGTAACTGCTCGTAGTACTTAGTCTGCTGTGTAGTCAGCGGCACATCGCGGGTGACGTACGTCATCTCCGGCAGATCTAAACACTCAGCTTTGGTAAAACGTATTGCTGGTTGTAGGGCTTCGTGCACTACTTTTTCTGAAGAGGGCTTGGGTATCCATTTGAACTGCGTCAGTTTGTAGAGCACCATGTCCCGAAACGCACCTGAGTACTTGGGCACACCACCGGGGTTGATGATCTTAGCCAGCCCGTATGCGTCTGTCGGGCACTGCGAGGCAGGGGTTCCTGTCAGCATCCATACCCATGTGTTTGGGGTCAGGACAGAGTTCAGAATCTTCCATCGCTTGGTGCTCACGTTCTTATAAGCGTTAGCTTCATCGACAACAACCAGATCAAAGCCGCCCTTGATAACTTCGTCTTTGACTATCTCCAACCCATCGAAGTTGCAGATCACAAACTCGGCTTCACTCTTAACTGCCTTGGCTCGCTTCTCGCGGGAGTGGCTATGGGCGATGGCTACCGTGCGGTGCATGGCAAACTTAAACAAGTCCTGCTCCCATGCTGACTGCATGATGGACAGGGGGCATAGCACCAGTACCCGTCTGATCAACCCAATGTTAAGCAGGTAGTCAGCAGCCCAGATGACACTCGACGTTTTGCCTGTGCCCTGCTCATTGAAGCAGAACGCACGGCGGTGCATTGTAAGAAACGATGAGGTTGTCTTCTGGTGCTCAAACGGTTTGTAGATACCAGTCCACTCGTAGCGCGAATCAATAGGCGATGGAACATTCTTGATGCGGAGGTTTTTAAGTACCTGCGCCTCTTCCAACCCCCAATTCACTAGCACTTCGTTTTCGCCTACCAACTCAGCCTTGGGGATGACTGTGGTAATTCGGCTGGGATCTTTTGTTCTTATTAGTAACGCTCTGTTATCAATTATCTGCACTCTTTCCCCGCTACTTTGGTTTGTGGTCTGACCTGCGTGCGTACGACCTATTGTCGTGTGTTGATTGGACTCTAAGGTTCCCTTTCCCTGTAGCCCCACCCTTGCTTAGCGGGGTCTTGTGGTCTACATCTTTGCCGTCGCCTTTGTGAACACGCCCCTCTTTGGTAAGCGTAGCGCGAGCCTTGTTACGGGCAGCACGCTTTTTGATTTGCTCAGGTGTACCCTGATACTCCTCATACTCGCGCTTGTATGGACGGGGTTTGTTCACGTATGGCATTTATTTACCCTTCGTGTTGTGTGTGCAATCAGTTACTGGGCACCAGCCCTTACATGTGAAGTTTGGCTTGGGGTTCCAAACGTCCGTTTCAAACGCCTTCTCAAGACGCCCCGTATCTGCCAGCCAGCGCACCCAGTGGATATGCTGGTCGTCAGCGTTAAACTCTGCTTTGACTAGATCCTTGGCTACTACAAAGAGTAGCCCTGCCTTGATCTTCTTGACCTGCGGGAAGTGCTTGAACACTGCCAGCGACAGAATCTCCAACTGCTTGGTATCTGCATACTTGGATGACTTGCCTGTCTTGTAGTCAACAATGTATGCCTTCTCACCTTGCAGGGTGATTAAATCGGCAATCCCCCGCCACCATGCTTTTGCATCTGAGAAGTCACAAGCAGTCATATCCCTGCGCAACCCCATCTTGTACTCCACAAGATGTTCCCCTTCGCGGCTACGTAGCATCTCCAATGGTTCTCGGATGAACGCAAACTTCTCTGGGACAGGTACACCGCTACCAATAAAGTCTTCAGCGGCTTTGTGTACTTCCAGCCCGTAAGTCAAATGCGCGGCGGGTGGCTCAACCACATCCTTCTTGACCCGGATGCGGTAGAACTTATGAGGACACTGTTTGAACAGGTCCAGCGAGGAATACGACCACTTGTAATCGGTCATCAACGTCTCGGTTTGATCGAGGCAATACCGTCCTCTTGAATGATACGTTCCCGTATCATGTCATCCGCTAACTTATACGCCCTAATCGGAATTTCTGCAAGCCCGTAGTCCCCGTTGGCGAGCAACCCAAGCATGGATATTGCGGCGAACAGATCGCGCAGTTCGGTGTCGTTCATGCTTGGTCCTTTTTTGTAAACGTAAAAAATGTAAAAACTACTCGTTGATCTTCCCTACATCTGAGAGGATCACGCCAATGTGGGTATCGTCTGCTATCAATCAGGCCACCTTCTCCAAGGCCCAATACGTAGCAAGCAAATTCTTTCTGGTAGTCCATGTTAAGCGAATCAGTTTTGGGGTCCCAAAGAACATCTGTTGCTGGAATCCATTCCTTTTTGCTGACGTACAAAGGCCACCGCAAATCGTCGGAGTCTTCCATACAAACGCTCAAGGTAACGTACAACGGTTTCCTGTCTGTGTGGATACCTAGCTTGCTTGTATTGTGGTAAGAGCGTGTGTATGTGTTGCAGAATAAAGCATCTGGATACAGGGTTTGAATGTAGTCAGTGATGAAGTGTTTGTGTGCCAATGTGGCAGGTAGGTTGGGGATGCCAAAACTTCTGTAGAAGTACGGATTTGATATTTCCGTACCTTCCGCATTTTTCTCACCCGCATCAAACTCCGCTATTACCTGCGCACATTCATGTGGTGTAAAAAACTTCAGATTGGACGTTTCTTGGTAAGTTGCGGAGGTAGTAGGCATATCCCGGCTCGTTGTTCAAATAGAAATCTTCTCTGTCCCTGATGCTGTATGCAAACTTCTTATCAACTTTTCTGCGATCTAAAACCCCAGCATCAAACATTCTGATGAGGTTGTTACCCACAGTTTTTTTGGTCGATCCCACAACATAAACATCTCTTGATTTTGTTTCCCCATTCTCTAATAAAAAATCTAATATCTTATCTCTCAGTTCTGTATCGTTCAAAACAGTGCCTCCGGTACGTTAGACAAGTCCAACTTGGGTTTACGTTTGCGTTTGATGCGCTCAACTATGTGGGCATATGGCGGCATATGCCAGACCCACCGTATTACATTGCCTTCGTCGTCAAGGATTCCATATCTCATTTTTCCTCGCTTCTAGCATCGCGTCTGCTATTTCATAAGCATGATTTGCTATTGTGTTTCTAACCTCACTATCAAAAAGTCCCAATCCCATTAACTCATCTTTGTGGTTATTAGCAAAATAACCACATAACACTTGCCCCGCAAAGTGATCGCGCAAAGTCATGCCTGTATTCTTCGCTGCCTCTGCTTTGCCTTGTTCGTATCCACGTTCAAAATCAGTCATTTCTCTCCCCTTTGGCGAAATGCCTCAAGCACATCATCGGTACAGCAAATTCCTTCGGCATCGCTGTTGTCTAGCACTATCCAACCGCATTCCTCCCGCTCATTCGCGGCCACAAGGTTGGCAAAATTGGCAAAGCCTTCAAACCCAACAATATCTACAACCCCATCGGCAAACCCAGCCTCCCGCGCCATGCGGATAATGTCATCCCTATCCACTGTTCTTCTCCTTCAGCCTTGCCTCAAGCGCAGCTATCATGTCTATGACATACGGGCGGTTTGCAAGGCTTATTTCTTTAGCCTCTTCTTTAGTTAGTCCAACCCACGGTTTCTTTACATGCGCGGCGACAAGGGCCGCAAAGCTATCAAGATATGGGTCAAACCAATTCAAGTCCCACGCCCCGGTAATTTCAGCCTCTCGCGCCATGCGGATGATGTCTTCTCGTGTCATGGCTTTCCCGTTCGGTAATTTTGATTCACAATTAGTAGGCTTTCCTGCGGATTCTTCCCGTTCGGTAATCATGCTATTTTGTCCTTAAATCCGCTTGTGCCTATCTTTTTGAAACACGCCTCACACTTCCAGCGATACCCCTTACCGTTTGTCGTCGGGGTTTTATGTATCGCTGATCGTACCCTGCACTGTTGGCAATTCGGCGGCGTTGGTTTATTTTCGAGTAATGACATCAATCAGTTTTTGCATTTTGCTATCAAAAGAATCCATCAACTCGTACACCGCACCGCCAGCATCTGATTTTTGAGATATATCTTTGACAAAGCCAAACCCACCGTTAAGCAACTCTACTTGGTTTCTTTGGTTGTATTCTATGCACTGCAAAGAAGAAGCAATAGAGTCTTCCTTTTCAGCAATTTTTTCTAAGTGAGAGTTTATGCAATCAATATTGAGAGACATATCTTCTATCTCACTTGCAATATTCTCAAACACCGCCATAAAGCGTTCAAACTGTTCGTCGCTCATTTCCAACTTCCTCCACGTGCGGTCATCTGACCGGCCAAGTACGCCGCTTTGTATGCTCCGTCGTTGGTATTAGCCCTCATGAGTTGTTCTTTGAGATGCGTAATCTCAAACTGAGATTGTTTATCTGCCGCATCCCATCCTGCCGTAAACGCATCATGCGCGTGTCCTTCCATCGGATGGTATCCACCCATCGGCATGTTCTGCCCGTGAGTTTCTGTCCACCATTTTTTCCATGCTTCAGCTTTAGTCATCTATATTCTCCGTATATTTAGCCCAAACTTCTTTGGGTAATTCAATTGTCATTACTCGATAATTGCACAAAGAACATACTCTGCGCCGTTCGACCCAATCAAAATCTCTGGCGGTGTCTTTCCATTGCCTCGTATCTTTGGTCTTCATCGGCCATAAACACTCAGGACATTTCAATTAACAATCTCCATACGATTTGCCAATACCCGACTCACAATTCAACGGCAGGGTAGCCGCCCATGTGGGCCTCCATCTCATACAACTCTCCACATACGCTTGCGCCTCGGCGGCCTCCGCCTCCTTGACGATACACGCCACAGCGTCATGCACGGTGAGCACTACCCTGTACCGCTTGGCGATGCGCAACATCTGCTCCGCAATAACACAGCGTGCGACTGCTTGGCACAAATTCTCCACAACCTTCCCACCATATAATTTGACGGAGCCTTTGCGGGTCTTGTACTCAAACTGGGCGTTACCCTTCTCATCAAAGACTTTGACCAAGCCTTCGTACCGTTGCCATAAACCACTTGGCAGAAGAAACCCCTTCTCCCTCGGATCGAACTGAACGGCATCAACAGCACCGAATGCGGATGCTGACCCATGCACGATGGCTTCCAAGCATTGTTGTGCCTGACGCCACAGCGCAGGTACGTGCGGATACGTTGCCCGATACACGTCGATGATGCGCTTGCACTCTTCTAGCGGCGTATCAACACCGAATGTCTTTAGCTGTAACTGAAACTTGGCCGCGCCCATGCCATACCCTGCACCGAGAATGGTCGTCTTGCCAACGAAGCGTTCTTCTTTGGTGATCTCCTCGACCGGCTTCATATAGATAGCGGAGGCCATGATTTTGTACACGTCCTCGCCATTGGTAAAAGCAGTTAACAGGTCAGCCTGACCAGCTAGCCACGCCACTGTCCGTGCCTCAATCTGCGAAGAATCAGCGTCGATCATGACGTACCCATCCGGGGCCTCGATAGCTCGCTTAAGTCGGTTGGCATTCTGCCCACGGCTCGGCAGATTCTGAAGGTTGATCTTGTCGTCGCCACCCCAACGCCCAGTGTGGGCGGCGTAGTACTTGATTGGGACTGGTAACTTACCCCTCAGTGAAATATCTATAAACCGCTGTGTACGTGTCTCTTCAAGCGTTGTTTTATTACCAAGCCTAGCGGCAACAAGTGTCTGCACACGCAGGTCGGGATGGACCAGCAACTCTTTGAACTCTTCATCGGTCTTGGCGAAAGCCCATGCCTCCTTGCCCGTGCGTGCGCTGATCTTCACAGGAGGCTCAACACCCAACTGCATCAGCAACTCCGCAAACTTGTCGTTGCTCATCAGCGAATCTTTGTCGGCTTCAGCCGCAGCCAGCAACCTAGCCTTGCGCTCTTTCACGTTCTCTAAATGCAACTCCAGCATGGGCAGGTTAAGCATCAAGGTTGGCTCGATGAACATGCGCAAAGTCGTATCCACAACCTTCAACTCACCACGTGGGAACCGCTGTATAAGCAGATTGAATAGGTCATAGGTTAGCCGCACGTCGTTCTTGCAGTACTCCCCGTACCGATCAAGCTCCTCAGCATCAAAATCTTTCCTGCGTTTGCCCAGCGCATTGAGCACCTCCGTGCCCTTCTCGCCGATCTGATAGCGTTCAGCCAGAGCCTTGAGGCTTCCACCCGCATCCACCCCATGGATGGCACGCGCCATGCAGAGCGTATCGAGATAGCCTTTAGGTCGGATACCGAACACCCATGACAGGATGGCCCCGTCGAACTGTGTGTTGTGCGCCAGCAGGAACGAATTGCTCCAGTCGTACGAATTCAGATGCTCAGCTACTAAGTCGGCTCGTCCGGTGTACCACACAGCGGGTTCATCGTTGACCGCCACGCCCACACCAATAACCTCAAACTCATCGTCACGTATGTACTCCTCGGTCGTCATCTTCGACAGGCTGAACTCCTTAGAGTAGTAGGTCTCAAAGTCTAGGGTGATGATGTTCATATGGTTTCTAGGTTGACTGCAAGGCACGGGCCATTCACGGTCATGGAATTTTTGAAGGCTTCGGACAACAGTTTTTTGGATTCCTCCAGCATGGCTTTGGGGACAATGATAGTTTTTGGTCTTTCTTTTGGCGCGGGTTCAGTCGCCCCAGTCAACACCTTGAGAACCTCGGTCGTGAAGTTGTGCCGCTTGGCTTCAATCAGTTTCTCGCGCAACATCTTCATTTCTTCGGGATGGAGAAAATCCTTAAAGTTTTCTAGCTCCATATACCCCCACCGCCCGTCACCACTAAACTCTTCAGGATTGGACTCCATCCGCTCGATGAGCAACCGCACTCCGTCGTTGATTTCTTCTGGTTGCATCATGTACTCCTAGTTAGTTAGAGATTGTACCATAGAGTCAAACTGTCCACCTTTCTCTAAGTACTTGAGTCGTAGGTCGGAAGCAGACTCGACCTTCTTCAGCACCTCAATATCCACCAACAGTTTTATCCGTGCGTGCACGGTAGCTGGCGAACTGTGTGTGCAGTTTTTAACCACATCCATGACAGGCACGCGGTCGCCCCTGCTTACCACCATGTTCATGATAATCACATCGACGGGAAACAAACCCGCGTCTCGGGTTTTCTGTAGCGCAGTTGCTAGTTCATTTAGCGTCATTCATTTCTTCCTGTAGGTTCCAAAAAATGCCACCCCCTCCCCCAGTGCGCAGGGATTTGAGGTGGCTCTCAAAAAGGTCGACAGTGTGCTCATCGACCACGAACGCAATACCACCTGTTTCAGCAATGCTCATCAGGTTGGTGATTTGCAACTGTGTGGGCTTGTTGCCGTTGGCCTTGCACTCAATACCCACGAACGAACCGTCCAGACACGCCACAATATCGGGCACACCTGAGGAGCCGTAACCGTAGGTAGCTGGCATGAAGAAGTAGACTCCCTCAGACCTGAGGATTGTCTTGACCCGCTCCTTCACTTTCTTCTCAGGTGTGCTCATGGATCACTGCCCCTTGAGCTTTCTTTCGAGGTAGTCGACCACAGCCAACGAATCAAGCCACTGCTTCTCGTACGCTTCCATCTTCTTCTTGACGGCTTCGTATTCGGCAACGGTGACCCATGATCCGTGCACAAACTTAGCAACCTCTGCCAGCGTGGGCGGCTTTGGCGCAGGGAGCGGCTGGGGTTTTTTTGTCGAACCCAGTGGGCGTCCTACTTTCTTCTTGGGCTTGGGCGCATCTGACTTTGGTGCGGGGTTGGAATTGATAACACTGTTATCAATTGCATAGATGTAATGGCCTTCCCCGTTTTGGTTGCGCGTGAT